TACTTTCGAGGAATGCCGCCGCTTATTTGAGGCATGAGCGGATATACTTGGAAAGTTTCAATCCGCGTTCGGCGGAGGCACCCATACGTCACCTCTGGACAGCGTTTCGCATGCTGGCCGGATATCCGCAGGCGGGCGTTCTCGTTCGCCCTTGCCTAGCCGCAGAACCTACGTCGCCGGCCACTATATCATTGCCTATCGCGTCGAACCGGATGCCATCCTCATATCGAGCATCCGACACGGCCGCCAGCAGACGCCGAACCTCGACAAGACTGATGGCCCGGATATTCCCGACGCCGAATAGGCGTCCGCGACTCTGAAAACGACCTCTGCCAGGGACTGATCTGACGGCCATGCCGTCGCCACAGGCTGAACCAAAGTCTGAACTGTTTCGCACACCGCGCGAACAACGGCCCCGATCCGATTCAAAAGACTCAAGAAACAAACCGGCACCCCGCTGGCGAGGGCGCATGCGCCGCTTTCGAGCGGAGTCGCGCCGCTGCTGGCCTGAGCCGAGATATCCATCCTAACAGAAGGAGATTAACAATGGCCCACCTTCCGAGCGATACCTCGATGCTGGCGACAAAGTTGGTCGGCGCCTCGGCCGGAGCGGCGGTGTCGCTCGTCTATCTGCTGCCGAAAACCCGCCACGAGGCCGCCGGCCGTTTTTTCACAGGCCTTGCCTGCGGCGTGATCTTCGGCGGCCCGACCGGGCTCTGGGCAGCCGATCGGCTGGCTTTATCCGACCTGCTCTCGGACGCCGAAATCATGCTCGCCGGCTCGGCCATTGCCAGCCTCTGCGCCTGGTGGGTGCTCGGCATCCTGTCGCGGCTGGCCGAACGCTACGGCGACAAACCCGGCGCCTGACGCCACCACCCCCTTCACAATCCGGAGCATTCACATGACCGCATCCCGCGCGTCCGAGCGATCCCCTGTGGGCATCGACAGCTGCAAATTCGCGAGCCTCGAGCTCAGGGGGCTCAATCGCGACGGCAGCTTTTCCGGCTATGCCAGCGTCTTCGGCGAGGTCGACCTCGGCAAGGATCGCGTCGAGCGCGGCGCCTTCGCCCGCTCGCTGGCGAGCCGCGGTCCAGCAGGCGTGCGGATGCTGTTCCAGCACGATCCCTCCGAACCGATAGGCACCTGGAAAACCATCCGCGAGGACGAGCGCGGCCTCTATGTGGAAGGCATCCTCGCCGAGGGCGTCGCCCGTGCCCGCGAGGTGCACCAGCTGCTGAAGAACGCCGCACTCGACGGACTGTCGATCGGCTTCCGCACCGTGCGCGCCAGGACCGACGCGAAATCGGGGGTGCGACGCATCCTCGAGGCCGACCTCTGGGAGATCTCGGTGGTCACCTTTCCGATGCTGCCCTCGGCCCGCGTCCAGAATGTCAAGAATGCGCGGTGGTTCCGCGACAGGGAGACCGAGCTCGTCCGCCATATCAGGCGGGCGGCGCGGCAATTGATGACCGAAACCTTCAAACAAGGATGATTTCATGAGCGAGCAGACAGCGACGGCACCGCGCGGCGGTAGCCTGGAAGTCAAAACCGTGCCTGATACCGTGGGCGCCGCCTTCGAGGAGTTCATGGAGGCCTTCGAGGCCTTCAAGGACGTCAACGACCGGCGTCTCGGCGAGATCGAGGGAAAGCTCACCGCCGACGTGGTGACGCGCGAAAAGGTCGATCGCATCAACAAGGCGATGGACGACAACAAGAAGGTGCTCGACCAGCTCGTGCTGAAGAAGGCCCGTCCGCCGCTCGGCCGCAGCCTTGCCGGCTCCGTCGATGCTGCCGAGCACAAGACGGCTTTCGAAACCTACATTCGCCGCGGCGACGAGGCCGGCCTGCGCGAGATCGAGGCCAAGGCGCTATCGGTGGGCTCCAACAGCGACGGCGGTTATCTAGTTCCTGAGCAGACCGACACCGAGATCGGCCGCCGCCTGTCGGTGGTCTCGCCGATCCGGGCGCTGGCGACGGTACGCCAGGTCTCCGGCGCCGTGCTGAAGAAGCCGTTCACCACGCAGGGCCTCGCCTCCGGCTGGGTCTCGGAGACGGCGGCGCGGCCTCAGACCACAGCGCCGCAGCTGGCCGAGCTGAGCTTTCCGACCATGGAACTCTACGCCATGCCGGCCGCCACCCAGGCGCTGCTCGACGATGCCGCCGTCGATATCGAGAGCTGGATTTCCGGCGAGGTCGATATAGTCTTTGCCGAACAGGAAGGCACCGCCTTCGTATCAGGCGACGGCGTCAACAAGCCGAAGGGCTTTCTCTCCTACACGACTGTCGCCGATGCCGGCTGGAGCTGGGGCAATCTCGGCTATATCGCGACAGGCGCCGCCGGTGGCTTTCGCACCGCCGGTCCCTCCGATGTGCTGATCGACGTGATTTACGCACTGAAGGCGGGCCATCGCCAGAACGGCACCTTCGTCATGAACCGTCGCAGCCAGGCGGCCATCCGCAAGTTCAAGGACGCCGACGGCAACTACCTCTGGCGTGCGCCATCGGGTGCCGGCCAGCCGGCCTCGCTGATGGGCTTTCCGATCGCCGAGGCGGAAGACATGCCCGACATCGCAGCGGATGCTGCAGCCATCGCCTTCGGCGATTTCCGCGCCGGCTATCTCGTCGTCGACCGCACCGGCATCCGCGTCTTGCGCGATCCCTATTCGGCCAAGCCCTACGTGCTGTTCTACACCACCAAGCGCGTCGGCGGCGGCGTGCAGGATTTCGAGGCGATCAAGCTGATCAAGTTTTCGGTCAGCTGAAGCCCCCTCATCCGGCCTCCGGCCACCTTCTCCCCGAGGGGGAGAAGGGGAAAGCGGCGCTGCCTCAAACTCTTCTCCCTCTCCCCTTGGGGAGAGGGCAGGGTGAGGGGGGCGCCGCCCATACGATCTCCAATGAAAGAGCCCCCATGACCTATGCCCTAATCACCCCGTCCGCCTCGGAGGCCCTGACGCTTGCCGAGGCGAAGGCGCATCTGCGGCTCGATACGGATGATGAAAACGAGCTCGTCACCCAGCTGATCATCGTTGCCCGCGACCACCTGGAACGCACGACCGGCATCAGCCTGATCACCCAGCGCTGGCGCCTTTATCTTGATTCAATCTCTGAAGACGGCGTGATTCCGATTGCCAAGGGTCCGGTTCAAGTCATTGAAAGCCTTACCGTCTATGACGGGGAAGGGGCGCCCTCGGACGCCAGCCTTGAAGGCCACGTGCTGGACGGAGCTGCACGGCCGGCGCGGCTGATGCTGCTGCGGAGGCTTTCACCCGGGCGCGCCGTCAACGGCATCGAAATCGACTTCCTCTCGGGCTTCGGCGACACCGCCAACACCGTGCCGGACACGCTGAAACGGGCGATGCTGACCCATGTGGCGCAGATGTTCTCCTGCCGCGGCGTCGTCGGCATCGAGGACCAGCCGGCGCTGATCCCGCCCGGCTACGACCGGCTGGTGGCACCCTTCCTGATCCGGGGCCTGTGATGCGCTCGACATTCTTCGATCCGGGCCAGATGACCGCCCGGCTCAATCTCGAGGCGCCAGCCGAGACGCCCGACGGTCAGGGCGGTGTCACCACGGTCTTTGTCGAGACGGCATCCGCCTGGGCGCTGATCGAGCCCATCGGTGAGGTCGTCGAAGAGGAAGCCTCGGGCACCACTTTCCGGCGTACCCACCGGATCTGGCTGCGCTACCGCACCGATGTTGCAGCCGGCATGCGGCTTCGCAAGGGCAACCGCATCTTCTGCATCGGCGGCACGCGGGATCCGGACGACAGCCGCCGCTATCTGATCTGCTACTGCGAGGAGAAGACGGCATGAACGCGCTCACGACCTACACCATGCCGGACCTTGCGGCCTGGATGGCAAAACTGGTGGAACCGCCTGTCCGACAGGGTCGGCGCCCCGCGGGCATCGATAACGGCCGGGATTGCGCGAAATGAGCGCCGCGGCCAACGAATTGCTGCGCGCCATCCACGCCACGCTAACCGAAGACGAAAGCCTGACGGCGCTTGTCGGCGTCGACGGAATTCGCGATCGGCTGGTCACCGGACGGCATCTGCCTTGTGTCATCGTCGCCGAGCTTGTCACCACCGATTACTCGACGGCGACCGAGCCGGGCGAGCAGCATGTCTTGACCCTGCAGGTCTGGTCCGACGCATCGGGTCAGAAGCAGGTGCAGCAGATCGCGTCCGTCGTCGGCAGCTTGTTGCAGGATGCAAGGCTGCCGCTTGAAACCGTATCGCTGGTCAATCTGCGTCATCTCGACACCAAAACCCGGCGCGAGGCGAAGACGCGGCTATTCTCTGCCGAAATGCGTTTTCGGGCCGTGACGGAATAGCTGTAGGCGCGGCTCCGTCGGTTCTCAGGCTTTTGCGAGCAACGCGCCTGCGGCCGTCGCGCGGCGCACCAGCAGGCCGAGTGCGAGAACCAGTAGCAGCGACGACAGCGACAGCACCACGCAGACAGCCAGCGCCGTGGGCGCGCCGGCACGATCGAGGATTGCGGTAAAGACAACGGGCGCGACGGCATTGGCGAGGTTCTGCGGCAGCGAAAGCCGCGCCGAATGGAGGCCGTATTCGCTGCGAGAAAACAGCGCCAGCGGCAGCAGTGCCCTTGCCACTGCCATCACGCCCGATCCGAAGCCAAACAGCAGCGTAAAGATCACCAGCTGCGCGGTCGATGCGCCGGCGACGAGCAGCAGCAGAAAGCCTGAGAGCATCAGGCCGATGCCGATGATGGCGCTCAGCAGCGGATTTCCGCGCCGACCAAGCAGCATGTCGACCAGCCGCGCGGAAATGCCGATGATGCCGCGCGCCGAGCCGAGCTGCAACGCCAGCGCCGGCGAAGCGCCGTACTGCCGGAAGATTTCGAGCAGCGACGGCGCCAGGCCAAAGGTCACGAAGGTCGAGATCGTCGTTGCCGCAGCGATCAGCACGAATGCCCTGCGCTTGCCCTTAGCAGACAGTGGCACGGGCGGCGTCCGATGTCCGGCATCGCCTTGCTCGGCAAGGATCGGCCTTGGCAGGGCAAGCAGATAAAGCGGCAGGCAGACGAAGAGATGCCCGGCTGCACAGATGACAAAGGTCGCACGCCAGCCGAAATGGGCCGTGAGCAGCGTCAGCAACGGCCAGAAGATGGTCGCCGACAGGCCGGTAAACAGCATCATGATGGTGATGATGCGCTTGCCGTTGAGACCCTCGCGTTCGACGACGGCGGCGTAGGCAGGGGCCGAGAGGCCCATGGCGCCGGCGATTCCCATCACCAGCCAGGCGATGGCATAGAGGATGATCCCCTGCGAGGCGGCAAGCACCAGGAGGCCGAGGGCAAAGGCAAGCGAAGAGGCTGCCAGAACCTTCGCCGCGCCGAGCCGTGCCAGCGCCCGACCCGTCACCGGGCTGGCGAGGCCGCCGACCACCATCATGATCGTAAGCCCGGAAAAAGCGACTTCGTTGGACAGGCCGAGATCCGGCGCGATGACGCGCCCCATGACGCCGAGCATGTCGAAGCTCGTGCCCCACCCGACGAGCTGCGTGACGCTGAGGACGGCAACCGTCTGCGCCGAGCGCAGTGAGAAGGATTTCGGCATCGATGAGGCGCTTCGTGTTCGCTGTGTCGATGTCCGTAACAGCTTCCACCGCCAGGTCAAAGTGACATCTGAATGACATCCAGTCCGTCCTTTCACGTCGTGCCGGGGCCGCTTATCCAGTCGCGCATCAACCCCAATTCCATCCAACCACAGGCGCCCATCAGGCGCCGTCTCCCATGAAAGGAAATTCCGATGGTGGCGCAGAAGGGCAAGGACCTGCTGCTGAAGATCGCCAATGGCGGGGCCTATGAAACAGTGGCAGGGCTTCGCAGCAAGAAGCTGTCGTTCAACGCCGAAACGGTCGACATAACCGATGCCGAGAGCGCCGGGCGCTGGCGCGAGTTGCTGGGGGGCGCGGGCGTCCAGCGGGCGGCCCTGTCCGGCTCGGGCCTGTTCAAGGACCTCGCCTCCGACGCGCTGATCCGCTCCGCCTTCTTCAATGGCTCGATCCTGTCCTACCAGGTCGTCATTCCGGATTTTGGCACGGTAAGCGGCGCTTTTCAGGTGACGGCGCTCGACTATGGCGGCGAGTACAACGGTGAAGTGACCTTCGACATCGCGCTCGAATCGGCCGGTGTCATCACCTTCGGAGCGCTGTGATGAACCGCCCCGTCAACGGGTGCCGCGCCAATCGCCGTCGCGGCGAGATCGAGGCGGAGATCGACGGCGAGCGCCGCATCCTCTGCCTGACGCTGGGTGCGCTGGCCGAGCTGGAAACGGCCTTTGCCGCCGACGATCTGGCCGGCCTTGCCGCACGCTTTTCGGCCGGCGGGCTGAAGGCCGCCGACCTCATCCGCATCATCGGCGCCGGCCTTCGCGGCGGCGGCAATGTCTACTCGGACGAGGACGTGGCTGGTGCCGGTATCGCCGGCGGCATAGCGGCCACGGCGACCATCGTCGGCGACCTGCTGGCGGCGACCTTTCTCGGTGAACCGCTGGAGGTGAGCTCGGACCCTCGCTAGCCGCAGCCGGCCAGACGACCGAGGGAGCGGACGAGGGCAGGCCGACGGCCTTTCCGTGGCGCCGCGCCCTGCATGTCGGTCTTTGCCTGCTGCGGCTTCCCCCCGACAGCTTCTGGGCCATGACCCCCATTGAATTTCACGCCATGGCCGGCGGCCTGTCACCCCGCCCATCGACGCTCGACCGCACCGGGCTTGCAGCCATGATGGCGCGCTTTCCGGACTGACACGCTCGAAGAACCGCAACCGAGGACCTTCCATGACCGATGCCAATGATCTTGCTGACACCAATGCCGAGGCGCTTGCGCTGAAGCAGACGCTTGACGATCTCGACAGCCGCTCCCGTTCCTTCGGATCGGCGCTCGGGAGTGCCCTGACGGCGGCGACCACGGGCGGCAAGGGGCTTGATTCCGTCCTGCAGGGGCTCGCCAACCGGCTGACCGGCATCGCCTTGTCGGCCGGCCTGAAACCGCTGGAAACGGCGCTCGGCGGCGCTGCCGACAGCCTGACCAGCGGCATCGGCAAGCTGTTCGGCTTCGCCAAGGGCGGCGTTCCCGGCCGGGTGACGGCCTTTGCCGATGGCGGCGTCGTTGCGCAGCCGACCTATTTCCCGATGGGCGGCGATCTCGGCCTAATGGGGCGAGGCGGGTTCCGAGGCGATCCTGCCGCTGAAGCGCGGCCCGGATGGTTCGCTCGGGGTCGCGACCTCGGGCGGCGGCGGTTCCTCGGTCGTCTTCAACATCACCACGCCCGATGTGCCGGGCTTTCAGAAGAGCCAGGGGCAGATTTCCGCCATGCTGGCCCGCACCGCGTTGCGCGGCCAGCGCAATCTTTGAGGACAGTGATGACAACGGCTTTCCATGATATCCGCTTTCCGTTGCGCCTGTCGCTCGGCACCAGCGGTGGCCCGGTGCGGCGCACCGATATCGTCAACCTGTCGAACGGTCGTGAATGCCGCAACAGCCGTTGGCGCGATGCGCGCCGAAGCTACGACGCCGGCTCCGGTATCCGCTCGGTCGACGATCTCTACGAGGTGCTGGCCTTCTTCGAGGCTCGCAGCGGCCAGCTTTATGGCTTTCGCTTTCGCGACCCCGTCGATCACGCATCAGCGCCTCCGGGTGTGCCGGTAACGTCGCTCGACCAGCGGATCGGCACAGGCGACGGGACAACGCCCCGTTTCGCCCTCGCCAAAACCTATGCCGACGCCGCCGGCCAGTCGGTGCGCGCCATCGCCAAGCCTGTCGCCGGATCGGTAACGGTTGCGGTGGATGGGGCCGTCGTGCCAACGGGCGATTTCAGCTGTGATCCGGCGACCGGCATCATCCTCTTTGCGGCACACGCCGTTCCGTCGTCCGGTGCCGCTGTCACGGCCGGTTTTGCCTTCGACGTTCCGGTGCGCTTCGATACCGATCGCATCGACGTCAGCCTGTCGGCTTTCCAGGCCGGCCGCATACCCTCCATTCCCCTGGTGGAGATTTTGCCATGAGAGCGATCGATGCTGGGCTCGCAGCCCATCTTGCCGGCGACGCCACCACCCTTTGCCATTGCTGGCGCGTCATCCGCCGCGACGGCCTCGCGCTCGGCTTCACCGACCATGACCACGATCTGAACCTCTTGGACACCCGCTTCCTTGCGCCCAGCGGCTTTTCCGCCAGCGAAAGAGAGGAGGAGGGCGGGCTCTCGGCACCCTCGAGCGAAGTGGCCGGCGGCCTTTCCAATGATGCAATTTCGGAGGTCGACCTTGCGGCCGGTCTCTATGACGGTGCACGGGTGGAGGTCTACCTGGTCAACTGGGCAGCCCAGGAGCAGCATCTCCTGCTCAAGGTGCAGGAGATCGGTGAGGTCACGCGGCAGACCGGTCAGTTCCAGGCCGAGTTGCGCAGTTTTGCCGTTCGCCTGTCGGAGCCGCAAGGCCGCATCTACAACCGCCGCTGCGACGCCGTGCTCGGGGATGGCAGGTGCGGCATCGACCTGACCCGGCCGCCCTATCGCGCCGAGGCAACCGTCGTGTCGTTCAGGGATGCAACGCGGATCGTCGTTGCCGGTATCAGCGGTTTTGCCGACGGCTATTTCTCGCGCGGCAGGCTCACCCTTCTCGATGGGCCAGGAGCGGGACTTGCCGTCGATATCGACAGCCACTCCGTCACGGGGACGAGCGCGCAGCTCATTCTGTGGCTACCGCTGGATATCGTGCCGGCAGTCGGAGCCCGCGTCGCGCTGACGGCGGGATGCGACAAGGCCTTTTCGAGCTGTCGAACCAAGTTCGCCAATGCTGTCAATTTTCGCGGATTCCCGCACATGCCGGGCGCCGATTTTGCCTATACCTATGCAAACGGGACAAGTTTGCACGACGGGAGCCCGCTCTATTCATGACCGACTGCAACTCAGGGCGAGTGCTCGAGATTGCCGCCAGCTGGATCGGCACGCCCTACAGGCATCAGGGCTCGACCAAGGCAGTGGGCTGTGATTGCCTCGGCCTCA